GTGCAAAGCCGATAAACCCCATTCCCATCGCTGCAATGTTAAGTCCTTCGTCCTGCAGCTCTGTAGCGATTTGATGCCCCTGAAACAGTCGGTCGATGTTCATGTCCACGAGCTGAAAGGTCTTTGCGTCTTGAAGGATTTGGTGTTTCACAAAAGCATAATCTATACTTTCGCCTTCTGTAACAGTCAGCAACCCTTGTTTCTCCCAGGCTCGATACTGGTCTTTATAGCGGTTTTTGCTGTCGCTTAGTCTTGCTCTTGGACACCATAGCCTGCACAAGACATCCACCTTGTCGGTATCTTGTGCATCAGGGAAAACCATCACCCACGCAGTCAAGTCCGATACGCTTGACAAGTCTAAGCCGCCGTAGCACTTTTTACCCTTCAGCTTGTCCTCTTGCACAATGCCCCCGTTTGCATCCCAAAGCTCTAGCGAGAGCCATCTGTCCACCTGTTGCGTCCACTTGTTCAGCCGCTTGGTGAGGAAGTTGTTCTGTGCAGCTGGAATGGCTTTTGCTTTCTCCGCAAGTCTGCGAAGGTCATCCTCTTTTACCGACACACCGTAACTAGGATTGGCTTTTGCCCATGCAACGGGTGATGTCCAATCATCACCCTCATCAAAGCTTGCAATGTAGGCAAAGTAAGTCTCATCCGTAATGCTGCGGTTGAGGATTTGCTTGCTGTACTCGTGTTGCTCGAAACAGATGCCAGTCTGGTCTGTTCCAGCTGTGGTGATGGCAAAAACGAGCGACTCTCTTCGTGAGCCTGTGGCTGTCTCTATTACATCCCAAACCGCCCTTGTTTTATGTGCGTGCAGCTCGTCTACAATAGCTCCGTGGATGTTCAGTCCGTCTAGCGTGTCGGCATCAGAGCCGAGCGGCTCTAACTTGCTGAAGTTCTGTTCAAACGAGATGTTGTTCTTGTATATCTTAACTCGTGATTTGAGGACCGGAGAGGATTGTGCCATGCGTTTCGCTTCATCAAAGACAATTTTAGCCTGGTCTTTTTTGGTTGCGACCGAGTAAACCTCCGCCCCACTTTCTCCGTCTGCCGCAAGCAGATAGAGTGCTATTCCTGAAAGAAGTGTCGATTTTCCGTTCTTCCTAGGCACTTCTACGTAGGCGGTGCGGTATCGTCTTTTATTGTCCGCTTTATTTCTCCAACCAAAGATGGAACCAATAACAAACTTCTGCCATGGCAAAAGCTCGAAGCGAAAACCTGCCCATTCACCTTTGCTGTGTCTTAAGAAGTTAAAAAAATTAATGACGTGATTTGCAGAGTGGTCACAAAAGTAAAAGTCTTTTTTTTTAAGTCGTATAAATGCCTTTGGCAAGCTCTTTTTACAAAAACAGAAGATGGTATTTCATCTATTAAAACTTTATTAATATACTCAGTAATTTGGTTTTGACATGAGGAAAACTTCAAATTCATCATCTTCTCTCTGATTTGGAATGGACATCCTAGAACGACTCGAAGGTGTCAGTCCGAATTCGCTGCACAAGTCTTTCATAATTTTTAAATAGGTTTGTGCTATAGATACTTGAGGAACCTGCTGAATATATCCGCTCTGAGTTTTTAAAATAGAACCGTGTTGAGTGATAAAGTCTTCCGCTTCTTTCCAACGGGCGTAAGATTGGCAATAGGCAATAAGCATAGCAGCATCTAAGTTAGTTAGTAAACCTAGCTTTTCTAGCTCTTTTACAATTCTTCGCCATTCTTTTTTGGCTTCAGGCTCAATCCACTTTGGGCATTTTGGGATACTCGGCTTAGGCTTAGGTTCGTTCGCATTCATAGGTCTTTTGCCAGGATTGCCGTTTAGCAGCTTTATAGCCGTAGGCTTTGGTTTTCTCCCTCTAATCGACATCGTCATCACCTCTCGATATCGGAGTATTTAATTTTTTTGCCACCTCTAAGTAAATAAACATTTTCATCAGTTCCTAAAAAGCTAATATATCTTTCGACTATAACATCGCAAAACTTTTCATAAAATTCTATTGCGTAACAAACCCTATCCGTTTGTTCGCAAGCAATCAAAGTTGAGCCTGAACCCGCAAAAGGTTCTAATACAATATTTTTTTTAAAGGAGCTGTTTTGAATGGGATAAGCCATTAGTGGGATTGGTTTCATTGTGGGATGTAATTCAGAGCGTTGAGGCTTATCAAAATTCCATATCGTTGTTTGCTTGCGGTCAGCGTTCCATTTGTGAGCTCCTGTAGCCTTCCATCCGTAAAGAACAGCTTCGTTAATTTCTTCATAATCTTCATGGTTTTTATGTCCATATAAAATAGGTTCGTGCTTCCACTGGTAATCGCTACGCCCCATAATGATGCTGTTTTTAACCCAATGACAAACATTACTAAGTTTAAATTTAGCGTTTTTAAAAGCTAGTCTAAAATTTAAACCTTCTATATCTGCGTGAAATATATAAATCGAGCTACCGTCTTTTAGATTGTTGTAAATGTTTGTAAAGGTTTTTTCTAAAAATTCGTAAAAATCGTTATTATTCATTTTGTCGTTTTTTATTTTACCAGCCTTGCCTTCGTAATTAACATTATACGGTGGGTCTGTTACGCACAAATTAGCCAGTTTGTTTCCCATGAAATCATAACTTTCCGCTATGGTGCTATCACCACAATATAAAAGATGATGACCTAATTGCCATATATCGCCATGAAGAGAATACGGTTTATTTTTTAAAGCTGCATCAATGTCAAAATCATCTTCTAAAATCTGCTTATTGTGAACCTGTGAAAAAAGGTCATTTATTTCATTAGCTTCAAAGCCTGTTGCCGTGACATCAAAATTAGAGTTTTTTAATTTTAGCAGTTCTTCGCTCAATAGGTTTTTATCCCATCCTGCATCAAGTGCAAGCTTATTGTCAGCGATAATGTAAGCTTTTTTTTGTTCGTCTGTCAATCCCTCAACCATAACGCACGGTACTTCTTTTATCTTTTCAAGTTTTGCAGCTTGGATTCTGCCGTGTCCGGCAATAATATTGAATTGCTTGTCTATAAGTACTGGATTAACAAAACCGAATGTTTTTAAACTTTTTCTGATTTTTTGAATTTGTTCTTTAGAATGTGTTCTTGAGTTTTTGTCGTAAGGAACGAGCGTGTCAATTGCTACTAATTTGAGTTCTTCTGCCCGGTTCAAGGATACCCCCCCTAGAATTTTGCGAAAATATTTTGCGTGCTGGCGCGCGGTCCTCTGCTGCAAGGCTGCAGCTTTTTGCTCCCCCCTCCCTCTACTTGCGAAGGTTGCCAAAGCCGCCATCTTCGCCTGCTGTCTTGCGGTCGTGGCATGACTTGCACAAAGGCTGCCAGTTGTCTGTTTCCCAAAACAACTCTGTGTTACCTCGGTGCGGCGTGATGTGATCAACCACCGTTGCACTTGTGCTGATGCCGAGGTCAAGACAGTGATGGCACAAAGGGTGAGCACGCAGATACATCAGCCTTGCCTTTCTCCACCTGGTATCATAGCCACGCTGTGCAGCTGTGTCACGTTCTCTATTCTTTTGTTGTGTGTGTATGTCGCAAAAAGGCTGTTCGGTGATTTGGTTGCAATTTGGAAAACGACAAGCCGTTTTGAGCTTGGACATATTATCACCTTCTTAGAAATAAAAAAAGCACACAAGGTGTGCTCTTGTGTGCTTTGCATATAGGTTTCAACACTAAAACTTTACCACGGCTGATGTCAAGTTTCAAGCTTAGTTTGTGCAGAGTTTTTGCAGTTTTTTTGCAGTTTTTTTGCAGTTTTTTTGCAGTTTTTTTGCAGTTTTTTTGCAGAATTAAATCAAACTTTTTTTTATCTTTTCTAGTAAATCTAGGTCTTTTTGAATTTTTTTGTTATTCATATCTGCGATACTTTTTGCGATTTGCTGAGATTCCACCTGATCCTCTATGCTTTCCATAATTTTTTGGAGCTGCTCTAGCCCCAAATCCAATATCCCATATAATGTATTTCGATACTCTTCTTTTCTAAGTAAACGAAGCAGCTCGATTTCGGTTGGCGTGGCTTTGAAGCTGATTTTTTCGCTCATAGCTCCGTAACCGAGGTTACGTAAAATTCTGAGCGTCCATCTACCTTGCGGTAGTCTGAAAAATGCACAATGTACCCACAAACATCGGCATCTTCGTAACTCCAATTTTTGTTTTCTTTCGCCAGGCTGATGTTATCGCCTAGCTCGGCTCCAAACTTGAAGCCTTTTTTAAAGAAGTATCCATCTAATTCGTCTGCCGATACCCAACCATTGAATTTCACGTTTAATTCTGATTTACTCATGCTCATAATCTCCTTAGTTTTTTTTGTGTTTGTCTTTCTGTTACTACTATAACACTTTAAAAGTGACTTGTCTACTACTTTTTTTTATTTTTTGATACTTTTTTTTTGAATAAAAAAAAGAGCATTTCTGCTCTTTTTGTGGTATTTTCCAAAAAGTTTTACTTTAATTTGCTTTCAGGTTCATTCGCATAATAGACGCTTCGGCAATGATATGCCTTTGCTTTTCTAGTCGCTGCTTCAATTGCTAACTGCAATTTGCCATCCAAATCTTTATCCCATTCGTTTTTACTAAAGAAGTTTGAAACAGCATATTCGATATGACCTGCACCATCTACTATTACTGTAT